CGCGGCGGGGAGGACCTCGCCATCAGACCCTCCCCGCCTCACCTAGCCTGATGCTGCTAGTCGGCGCCGGCCTTGACGGTCAGGAGCGCGAACGCCTTGTCGACGAGCACCTTCGAGCTGTTCCGCCAGAACGCGTACAGCCCACGCTGACCCGTCGGCCGCTGGTTCGAACCGAACACGTGCGGCACCAGCTCGACGCTCATGCCGACACGGTCAACGATCAGGAAGTTGCGGAAGTCGCCGAAGAGCATGATCTCGTCGCCGGCCGTCTTCGTGGCGTCCATCTCCGACGCCTCATAGGCCGGGTAGCCGAGCAGACGCGGGGGCAGCCCCGCACCGATCCGCTCCCACAGGTCATGCCCGTCCGCCGAGGCGAACTGACGAATGTCGCTGTAGATCGCCCGGTTGGCGAGCACCGCGGCGCGAGCCCGATACCGGGGCTCAAGCTCGAGCTCGAGAGCGTAGACGTCCCCGACCGCGAACGCGCCAGTGCCCGCAGTCTCAACCGCGCTCGCAGACGCGAGCGTCTCAACGACACCCGACGGCTCGTTCGTGCCGGAGCCGGTGACGAACTTGTCGGCCTCCAGGTCGTCCTTCGACTCGGCGATCAGCCGCGCCATCTCCTGACGCATCTGACCCCAGTCCTGCTCAGCTTCGAAGCTGAACGGGATCCACGAGCTCGCACGCTCAGGCTCGACAGTGACCTGCGCGAACGTGCCCTCGTCGCCGGTGCGGGCCTCGTCGGCCTCCTCCTGATAGCCGGTCGTCACACCACCGTGGGTGACGCCCTCCCACTTGTTCGTCGTGATCGACTCGACGCGGCTGATCTGCCGCAGAGGGTTCACGCTGCCGTCCGACGTGAGAATGATCGTCGGGTCGAGCTGCACGGGGATCGCGTAACCGCCCTTGTTGTCGGTGCCCGACGCGAGCGCGCGGGCCTCGTCGCCGACGGCAGGCTTGCCGGCGATGTAGTTGCTGAACGCCCGCTCGTACAGCTCCGAACCGGTCGTCAGATACCGCTTCGCGAGCACACCAGCGTCGTCGACCTTCGACAGCATCTCCGTCATCCGCTCACGGGCACCGTCGTCCGCGTCGATCTTCTCGACCGCCGTCTTCGCGCGCCCGACCAACTGGCGGTTCACCGTCGCCCGGTCATCGAACGGCGACACACGCATCGACTCCATGTCGAACGGGTCGTCGTTGCGGTTGATGTTCGGCGGCGAGAACGCGCCCGACTCGGCGCGGACACCGCGAGCCTCACCGCCAGCGGCGATAGCCTCCTCCGCCCGCACCATCAGCTGCTCCTTCTCGACCAGACGGTCGATCTCGTCGAGCAGACCACGCTCAGCGCCGTCCTCGAAGGCGGTGCGGAGAATGTGGTCGATCTCGGTCGCCCGGTCGCTGCCCTCATCGGGGTCAAGCGACCGCAGCTCTTCGGTCAGCTCGGACAGCCGGCTACGCATCTCGGCGAGCAGCCGGCGGATTTCCTCAAGACTCATCGTGAGCCCTCCCACTGGTTGAGGACCCGCAGCACGTCTGCGGGTCGAAGAACACGACGGGTGCCCTCACCGGACGGGCCGTCGTCACCGGCGCGCTCATCGGAGGTGCCAACCTCGGCGGGCTCCTCAGAGGTGCCAACATCTGTCATCAGCGCGCGAGCGAGCTCGGCGCGCAGGTCGGGGTCGAGCAGCTCAGCGGCGATCTGCCGGCTGCGCACCCCCACGGTCGTCTGGTCATAGGCTGGCCACACCACCGGGCCCAGCTCGAACAGCTCGACCTCGCGCACCGTCCGCAGCTCAGGCTCCGCGTCCTTGTCGACGTCCTCATCGATCACCCGGAACCGGAACGACATCCCGTCGATCGCGCCGGCGTCGATCGCGTCGCGGACAGGCGCGACCAGCCACGAGTCGGTGAGCTGCGCACGCACCCGCAGACCGCGCTCATCCTCCGCGAGCTCGTCGATCACCCCCAGCGGGATGCTGCCGACAAGCGGGTGGCGGCCGTGGTCGAACTGCAACCGCACACCCCGCGGGCCCTTGTGCTGAATCGTGCGGGTGAACGCGCCCGGGGCGATGACCTCCTCGAACTCGCCCGCCGCCGACGCGATCAACGTGGACGCGCCGAACACCGCCGCGTACCCCTCGAGCCGCAGCCCGCCGCCAGCGTCAGCGTCAGCGCGGGTCACGTCGAACGCCGCAGTGCGCTCACGGATGCTCATGGCCTGTCCTCCTCGTCGACGTCGTCGACGTCGTCGACCTCACCGTCCGGGTCCGCCTTGACTCCCGGCGGCTGCAACTGCACCGACACCAGCCCGGTGTGATCCAGCTGCGAGAAGTCGCCGGTGTCGACCAGCGCCTTCGCGGACTCCGGGGTGAACCCCTGCGAGATCAGCGACGACAACGTCGCCGCCCGTGTCTGCAACACCTCCGCCTCCACCCGCTCGTCCTGGCGGAGGAACGGCACATCGCGGGTGTCCGCGACCAGCTCGGCGCCGCCGGCGTTCCCCGACGGCCGAATGATGTTGCCGAGCGCGCCGGCGCACGCCCGCCACAGCGGATGGAACGTCGTGTCCGCCACGTTCCGCCGCGCCTGGCTGTAGTTGCCCGCGTTCAGCGAGCTGCCCTGCATCCCCTCCGACATGCCCACCACCACCGGATGAACCCCGGCGGCCATCGCGATCCGCGTCTCACCGTGACCCTGCACAGTCTTGAAGTCGAGCTGCTGCAGGTCATTGCCGACGACCTGCGCGGACGCGCCGCCGCCGAGGTACATCGTCCGGTACGCATTCATGACCCCGGCGTGCTTGTCGTCCATCCGCCGGCGGAACTCCTCGAACTGCTCCGGGGTCACCGCCGCGTCGACGCTCACCACAAGGTTCGGGGTCGCGCCACGCTCGAAATACTGCAGCTTGTGGGTGCTCATCAGCTGGTCGCCTTGGATCTCCCGCAGCACCGCGGTGATCCACGACGTCCCCCGGAACATCTGCGACGGGTCCGGGTCCGGGACGAAGTGCGCCATCTCATGCGGTTCGATGAACTCACCGTTGGCCGGGTTGCCGCCAGGCATGTACACGTAGCCGAGCAGCCGCGCGTCCAGCCCGTCAGGGTCATCCTCCGGGCTGCGGACATCCGACCCGCGGATGACCGTCACCCAGTCCGGCCGGAGGATCCGAAGATGCCCCATCCCGTTGAAGCACACATAGGCTGACCCGCCGAGGTCGGCGGACAGCAGCATCCGCTGCAGAAGATCCTGCGTCGTCCCGCCCGGCCACGGCCGTTCGAGCGGCTCAAGATCCGCCGTGGTGAACAACTGGCCGCGGCGGCCCTGGTCGCGGCGCTGCCACGCGAACCGGGCCTCGGAGAAGACCCGGGTGCGGAGCGCCTCACAGGCGAACACCGGGCCGTTGCGCCGGTAGGCCGCCTCAACGTAGGACAGGTAGCTGTGGTCGATCTCCTCACGCGACCCGCCCAGCGACCCGCCCATCAGCGGATACTCCAGCCCGCCGACATTCAGCCTCGACGCCCAGTCGTCGAGCGGCAACACCGACCGCTCGTCTGAGCCGCGCACCCAGCCGCGGACGATCTCAAGAGCCCTCATCGGCGACGATCACCAACCAGCTCGGCCGCACCCACGAACGCGACGACAACGCCGGCGGCAAGCCACCCCAGCGGCGGCCACATCAGCCACACGCCGTAGACGACCGCGGCGATCCCCGCCAGCGTCGCCAGCCACGCCACAATCACCCGAACGACGCCCACGGTGAAACCTCCTCTACGGCCTCGGCTCGGCTGAACGCCCACGCGAGCGCCAAGAACGGCGTCGCATCCGAAGACGACACCTTCCGGCTGAACACGAACCGGTCACCGACCGGCTTTTTCGCCAGCCCAGCAGCCGACTCATCCATCTCCTGCGACGGGTACACCCGCACCTTCCCGTCCGCGATCGCGTCGTACAGACGGCCGCACGCGCTGACAGCCATCCCGCCCGGCAGCCGCACCACCGGCACACCAGCGTCCTCAAGATCGTCCGCGATCGGCGCCGCCGGCCCCCCACCGTCGATCACCACACGGCCGCCCCGACGGCGGTGCAGCTCAACCACACGCTCGACGATCCAGCCGGTGCCCGGCCGCGCGTCAACCAGCGCCGCCTTACCGTCCGACGCCGCCACGATCGCGCCGGCGTCCGCATGCCCGTCGATGTTGCGGATCACATCCAGACCCCACTGCGGCTCACCCTCCGGCACCGCAGACGGGTCCTGCACCGCATCCCAGAGATCCGCCGGGATCAGCCGCTTCTTCGCGCCAGTCCGCTGGTTACACGACGCCCGACGGAACTCATCCACGTCCATCGTGCGGATCTCATGCTCCACCGCCGACTGCGGCACCGTCCACCCCAGCGCCGGCATGTACCGCCACCACACCTCCGGGTCAGCGATGTCCTCCTCCTCCGGCACACTCCACTCGAAGTAGGCGATCCCCGAACCAGGGTCCTCCACCGCCGCCGCCCGGCCGATCTCCACCTTCCGGTTGAGGTACACCGACGCATCGGTGCCCATCGTCGAGCAGCCCAGCAGCTGCGCCATCGGCCGGGTCCGCATCGCCGGCAACATCGCCTGCTCCCGCCGGTCGTCCTCGTCCTTCCACGCCTCGTCGATCACCGCCAAGTCGATCGTCTGACCGTGACCAGAAGCCTCAGACGTAGGGTTCACGTCGATCCGCGAACCGCCGCCGAACACCATCGCCGGGGTGGCAAGCGAGTGATACACCTTCCCGCGCGGCGGGCGGATCAGCGTCCCCAACGACGACCGCTCCACGATCGGAACCTGATCCTCGAGAAGCTTCCGTCGCGCGCTTGACCCCGTCTGCGCCGTGTACGCCACCCGCTGCGGCTCACCCCACGACACGCACCGGTCGACCTCCCACGCCAACACCAGCGTCGTCTTGCCGGACTGGCGGGGCACCGACACCCACACCTCCCGGTAGGCGAAAACCCCCGTGTCCGGGTCGATCTCCAAACCAACGTCAGCGACAAGACGCTGCCAAGGCATCAACGGAGCGCCGAGCAGCTCGGCGACCTTCGCGACCTGCCCGCCGAGCGTCCTACGCTCCGGCCGGCGGCGTGTCGCCCACCTCGGCTGCGCCTGCGATCTGCGCGAGCGCCGCCGCGAGGCTGTCATCAGCGTCGTCATCAGCCCCCAACACCTCAGATAGCGATTCGCGGTACTCGCGCCACATCTGCGAACTGAACGGGTTCTCGTCGAGCGCCTGAGCCATCGACCTCAGCGCCTGCACCCTGGCCGCGTCCACATCAGCGAACCGGCCCATGCGATCCAGCTCCACGAGCGTCCGCTCGATCGCCTCGGCGTTACTGCCCGGCGCCGCCGTCGGATGCTTCGCCCGACGATGCGACGCCAACCCAGCCGGCGACCGACACGACTGACCACACACATCGCAGCGCATCACATCACCATCTCAGCCGCGGCGGATACCGCGAGTTCGTCTTCGCCGCACCAGCGCGGCCACCCCGCGACCGGTTGCAGTACCGACACGCCGCCCGAAGATTCGCGGCGTCAAAGAAGCCGCCGCCAAGCTTCGGCGACACGATGTGGTCGACCTCGACAGCCTCGCCCGTGCAACCTTCACCGCGGATCCGGCACGCCCGACCGTCCCGTTCCAACACGACCAGGCGAAGGTCACGCCACTGCCGCGACGTGTAGCGGCTGTCGCTCACCAGTCCAGCGGCGGTGGATACTCATCCGGCTCATGCCGCTCATACCAGTCATGCACCGCCGCGATCTGCCGGGGCAGCGACGGCCTGGGACGCTTCCGACGCCGGATGCGGCTCTCGCACGTCACCGCGTCGACCTTCAACAGCACCACCCTCGTCGGCTTCACCATCTCGGTCCAATAACGGCGCGACCGGCGCGTCGCACCCGACCGGATCACCGCCGCGCGCGCCGAGGGCGACTGCCCCAGCGCCGATATCGCCTTGCGGAACTGCTGCTCGGACACCCACTGGGGGTCGTCGCGGTCATAGACGCCAAGTCCGGACGAGCGCGCGAGCGTCGTCTTGCCCGCTCCGGGCGGCCCGAAGATAAGCATCACGTCGCGTTCCAGAGCGTGGCCTTACGTTGCAGAGAGAGAAAACGG